AATATCTGTTTTTTCTCCAAGATATTTTAATTTGATATCTTCCTGTTCTTTGAAGAACTTAGTATTCTCAAAATTAGTGGAAACATTAGATATTGCTCCCATGACACGCATTTTGCATATTTTAGTCGTGTCATTATTTTCATATCCAAAAATAAACACATTATCTATAATTGGTGTATTCTCTGATAAAGTAATACTAGCATTGGTGTCAAAAAATTGATTATGAGATTGAGATTGATATGTGACAGGAGTGTAAGTTTCTGAAGAATTAAGATATAAGAATCCAGTTGTGGTTGTAAACCCAACTGTTGAGTCTACAGTAACAACTGATGTTGTTGATGCTGTTCCAACAACTTGAGTTTTATTATTTACCTTGAAAGTTCCATCCATAGAACCTTTAGATAAAGAAATTCGATGATATTTCTTACTTCCTAAAAATATTTCTTCTACATTACCAACTGCACCTGTAGCAGTTGGAGAAGTTAATGATTCTTGAAAAATTACTGTTTGCTTTAAATTTATTGGATCACCTTCAAGTGCTTCAACCATTAATTGATCTGTTACAACCCAATCTGCATTAGAAGATGTAATTGTATTATCAAATGGTTTTAAGATAGTTACACTTTTTCCAAATAATACTTGAAATAGTATGTCAAGTGCAGTATCAGTTCCCTTTGAAGTGTAAAAATCTTTTGCTCTCGATAAAATGTTCTCTACAGAGAGTCCTGTCATGAAATTTCTATTTTCAACACCAGGTAAATAGTGTGCTTTAAATTTTTCGTAGAATTTAAGTAAAAATATATGACTTAAATTTGATATAACAGCACCAGAGTCATGGTCATCAGATTCTGTTGAACTAAAAGTTAAAAATTCTGGATCTCCATTCTTCTCTAAAGCAGATATTGCACTAAAACCACGAACACATCCAGTAAATGATGTCGCAGTCTTTGCTGTATAAGTAATAATCTCGTTATCAATCTTAAATATACCATAACTGTTTGGAAAACCAAGAGTGTTGCTAACATTAATAATTTCATCAAATGATGTAATTTCTTCAGTTAACTGAATTGGTGCTAACGCTTGATAACCAACAATATTAAGATCAATAAAATTAGAAATATTTTTTACATCAGTGATGTTTTCTGCAATATCAATATTTCCATACTCATGTTCTTGTGAAATATAGTATTGATTTAAAAATTCTTTAAATAGTGGATTTTCGTCATGAATAAAATCTGGAATCTGACTATCCAGAATATGAGAGATTTTTACTTTGGTATCTGCCATTTCTTATCTTGTAAACCTCTTGGTACTAACGAAACTTGAAGGTGGTATATATGATGAACCTGATCTATCAGAACCTGAAGATATTAAATCTTCTACAAGTGTCAATTTGCTTCCGCTAGTAGTATCTAGGATGATATAAAGGTTCTGTTTTGCGATAATATCATTTGATTCTGGAATTACTTCAATTTCAATTTTATTTGTAATATCAGAAGATGTAATATTGACTGCAAACAAAATAATTTCACCTTTTACATAATCTACTGTACCTGCATTATTGTTAATAAAGTTAGGAACATCATCAATAAGAGTAAAGAACCTAATAACACCAGTTAATCCATCAGAATTTGGTAAATCTGTTAAAAATATATCTCCTTCAACTCCTTCAATCTTAAATGATGTGGATCTTATGTTAAATCCTTCTAAATCAGCATGAAATTGATTTGCATAACATAACTCATAATTAGCAAGTTGTCCATATGCAGGAACTAAATCCCTTCTCATTTTAATAACAGTTATATTTGACGTAATTGCAGTATCAACTTTATCAATTACCGATAATAATTTACTATACTTGAGTCTGCCTCCGAATGAATTAATATCAGGAGACTTAGAATATGTTTGAATTGCTGTGAATATACGAGATGATAAATCTTCTTTTGTTGTTATAAATCCAGGATTATAAGATACCGAAGAATCATACTCAACATATAAAAACTTCAAATCTACAAACTCTTGCTGTATTCCAGCAACTGTATATTGTTTTAGACCCGATGCAATTGCACTTTTTGCAGTGTTAGATAAAATTTCACCTGTTTTTGGTTTAACAGTAATAAAAACCTTACCGTACTGAGGAGGATCGAGTTCTTCTCCACCATATGCACTCACAGAATCGATATTAGGATATACTGAAGGCACTAGACCAATGTAATCATTTGCAGTAACTGCTCGATATTGGGACGCATATACCCTTGGAGCAAGATACTTGACATTATCAACAGGTTCAATATTATCGCCATTCTCAGACGCTTGTGGGACTGTTAGAAGAGATATATTACTGGTGATTGGACTGTCACTTATAACACTACCATCACTTTTAGGGTAACTTAAATTCCCTGCGAAGTTAAAATTACTTGCACCATTACCATCTGTCCCGTTAGTAACAATATAAGAAACTTTAATAGTGCTACCACTTGGTGGTTTCTTACCGAGGACACCATCACCGAAGAGAATTTGATATTTTTCATCTGAAACCTCTTGGACTAGGAATAATCTAGATTCTGAATTGACTTGAAATATGTTTTCGTATGCATTATATACTTCAACTGTCCCAGTAAGACCATCTGTCACTGAAACTCGAATACTTGTTGTGTCTATATTGGTATTTGGTAGTATATATTTTGCATCTAACTCTGAACCAATGACTTCAAACTCTTTTTCAAGGTAATTTCCTTCAAATATCTCGATATTTTGAAAAGATGCGATTCCATTACTCGCAGGACTGATTGTAATCTTGTCTGGAATTGAAAATTTAAATGATCCGTTCTGAATATTACCCAATGCAACTATTCCTGGATTCAATGTAACATATCTTGCTGCAAGGGATGAGACATCAACAGTAAAACTTATCTTTGCAATCGCTGATCGCTTTGATCTTGGCACATATCCAATGTTTCTTGCAAGTGATACTATATTTTCTCTTACAGTTGCACTGTCAATAAACGCTTCATTGACCGCCATATTGGTATTATAGGCAGTAATATAAGAATTATACGCTAAATTATCAATTAAAACCGAAAAATTAGATCCCTCAAAGTCAAAATCAGTAAAATTTGAGTTAGATCTCAAATAATCCTTAATTTGAGTGCGTAAATCTTGAAAATCTAGATTAGTAAACTGATTAAATGCCATTATACCCTTGTCGGTTGTAATAAGAACTCTATATTTTGACTTGGTATCGGTAATCCGACAATATTATAATCAATTTGAACTTGTAATTCGTAACTATCCTCATTTGCAACTACGTATACATTGTTTAATTCGATTCGAGGTTCATAATTCTTCAATAATGTGCTAATCTCTTCCTCTAGTGCTGCCTCAAGACCAGAATCCATGTTCTCAAACAGTGCATCACCAACTGATGTACCTATCAACTCATTAAAAAACCTCTCATTAATCCGAGTTCTGGTGAGATTAATGACAGATCTTTTAATTGCGTCTTCGTTTCTCAAAATAGTTACATCATTTGTAACTGGATGCTTTTTAAAAGACAAACTTATGTCCTTAAATGCACGAGAAACCTTAGTCGTATAAGTTGACATCCAAAATTGTAGTATCCTTACTTATATCTATAAGCGTTTTATCAACTTTATCTGATTTTTTAGGTATTTTATCGTCATTTGTCACTTCACGCAACAATTTTTGATATTGATGGTTTGCAAGGTTGTCTAAAAAATCGTGTTGAAATTCCATTTTACGCTTTTTTTCTTTATTTAGAGTGGATAATCCTCTTCTAAAACTTCTTTTAGGTAATCTTCGTCCCAATAACTATAATAATCGGTTTTTGCAAGTTTTTTTCTCGCTTCAGTCAACTTTTTTCGTAATTGACAGAGGACTAAATTGTATTTTCCGTTATTTGTTTGCACTCCTTGTATATAAGTCTTCGTATTTCCGTGATCTGCAAGGAATTTATAGTCAGGATAGTTACGATTATAGTCATCAACTGCATCATAGAGGTATTGAGCATCAATTTGACTCTCTACAATGTAAATCGCAACGTCATAATCTGGTTTTGGAACAATTTCACATAACTTTTG